CACTTGGAGCCTGGTGATGGTAGGGGCGTGCCGATGACCGAAGAGGAACGCCGCGTTCTTTCAGATGAGATTCGTGCTGCGGTTATGCAAGCTGCGAAAGCCGCTGGTGCTACTAATACCCCGCTGAGTGTACGTCGCATGATTACCGACCTGACCGAGCCACAAATGGACTGGCGTGAGATCTTGAATATGCAGATCCAATCCATGTTTAAGAATGACTTCACTTGGAGCAAGTGCTCACGTAAGAGCCAGTCGAGCGGAATCTATCTGCCAGGCACAAAAGAAGACGTGCGCGTAGAGGCGGCGGTTGCAATTGACTGTTCGGGTTCTATGAGTGACCAAATGCTCCGGGACTTGTTGAGTGAAGTTAAAGGCATCATGGAACAGTTCAATGACTTTAAACTACGTGTTTGGTGCTTTGATACTAAAGTGTATAACGAACAGTCGTATACTCCAGACAATCTGGAAGAGATTGACGAATACGATATCAAAGGCGGCGGCGGTACTGACTTTATGTGTAATTGGGAATACATGAAGGAAAATGATATTCAGCCAGAACGCTTTATCATGATGACCGACGGTTATCCTTGTGGTAGCTGGGGAGATGAGCTGTATTGCGATACATTGTTCCTGATCCACGGTGATACCGGCCGGCGTCTTGTTGCACCGTTTGGTATGACTGCATGGTACGAGCCAGATACTAACAGCCCGCAGAACCGCCGATAGGGTGTTAGTTAAAAAAGAAACTGGAGCACTGTTTGTCCGAGAGGATGAACAGCTTGTTCAATATATCCCGGTATTTACTCGGATTCAAATAGAGAACATGAAGTCTGTGTATGCTGATACGTATAGCATTCCACTTGGTGCTGGCGGACATTACTATCGACACAATGTAGATCTGCCATCGAGCCCACCAATGACTGTCTCGATTTCCAGAAGTGAGAATAATCCATTCTACGGAAATTATATTAACGTAGTTAATGAATACATAAAAGGTCACCAAGACACAAAAGAGACTAAATGGATCTTGCAAAACATGCAATCTATAAACTTAGCTACACTCTATTGGGGGGTTATAAATTCGCAAGAAAAAGCAGAATTAAACAGGCTTGCCGCTAACTTACGTGCGTGTGAGTTAAATGCAATGATTGCAGGTAAACCTGTATTTACTGATGAAGAAGTTAATGTGATTGTGTTAGAATATGGTTATGATCCGGAGAAATCATATGGATACAGATAAAGAAACAACTCATTATGTGATCCCGACTAACAAAGAATTTATCGAGACTGTAGCCAAGTCTATTGCGAGAGAAAGACTTATGCGAGAGTCGAAATATAAATTACTCAAATTAGGATATCTTCCCGATAATGTAACTGGATTAGAATCTACTGTCGAAGAAGTATTCGAATCGGTGTGGTCTAGTGAATCACAGATAGATTACGAGCAGCGGGATGAATATATGTCAGATGCAAGGGCTGCGATCAATGCAATAAATTTAAAATTGTTGCTATATTAAATACTTAGATAAATATATCAATAAGGTATTATTGATGTCAGACTCCCTGAGTTTTAAATTTAAGAACAATGTAGCAGATGATAAGCATCGCATAATAGAACTATTTTTTAAAAATTGGGTAGACGAGTCTTGCAACAACCAGGTTCAGTATAGGGTCGTAAGGCACGAGACAGGCGATTGGAGACAAAGTTTCTCTGGATACAAAGAAGCCTTCGATGCTCATTTCGACAGGTCGGAAGATGCTGTAGCCCTTAAACTGAGGGGCATTCCCTTAGAATTTGAAAAATACATAGAAATTATAAATAAAAATCCTTAACTAATAATTTTACTTCTTGTAAAATTATAATAACTATAAACAAGATTGGTAAAACATGGACACCCTGCTTTTAAACTCAGACGGAATGCCACTATCGCATGTACCACTGTCGGTGTTGTCATGGCAGAAAGCTATGCAATTGGTGTACCTGGATAAAGTTAAAGTCCTAAAAGGATATGACAATTGGGTTATCCACTCGCAACACCTAGAAGTACAAGTTCCATCTATCGTCATAATGACCAAGCAAGTCAAATGGGCTAAGTCACTTAAGTACAGTAGAAACAATATCTATCTTCGCGATGATTTCATATGTCAATTACAATCTACTAACAGGTGCAAGGAACTGCGTGGGAAAGTTAAATTCGTTGAACTTACACTGGATCACGTTATTCCTAAATCCCACGGCGGCAAGACCAACTGGCTAAATTGCTGCACTTCATGCAAGACTTGCAACAGCGGAAAGGGCAATGACGGATCTATTGTGCCAAAGAAGAGACCATATATGCCATCCTATTATGAAATCCTGGCAAAGAGGAAAAAGTTGCCAATTCAAATCAGGGATGCGGAATGGTCTTATTATATCGATTGGCCACCTGATCTGATAACGCTTCTTCCCCAGCCTGATGAAGATGGTAAGTAAATAGCGATTACACAAAAAAGGTCCCAGTGGGACCTTTTTTTAGTCTTGAAATAAGAGATGCATAGTAAAAAATGATCTAAAAGACAATTGAGAAAGATTCTGCTATTATAACTGCACTTATCTACGCAATTTCCTGAATTTCGTTACCAATATTCGCTCAATACTTTGCACGAATGATAAATAAACTTAGCAGATAATGCTTAACCATTTACTTAAACGGAGATCACAATGGCAAACAAAAAGACAAAAACAGAAGCAAAAGTAGCAAAAGTAGCACCAGAAGCAGTATCAGATGTAGTGACACCTGGTGCAGAGGTGGCCGGACAAACCACTATGGAACCAATACAACTAACAATCTCAGATCTACAAGTTCTTTCTAGAATTGTTGACTTGGCATCGCGTCGTGGCGCATTCCAAGCAGGCGAACTTTCACAAGTTGGTGAAGCATTCAATAAGCTCACAAACTTCCTAGCCTACGTCGAAAGTGTCCAGAAGAAAGAAGCCGAAGATGCACCAGGAATGCCAGTAGTAGAAGAGTTAGCTGCCTAATAGACGGATAGTTAAGCCCAGATAGCCGCTGTGGCAGCGGCTATATTTAAAGGAGATAAAAAATGGCTATTGAAAACTTAAAAAAACATGCAGGCCAACTTAAGAATACAGGCGTAAGGGTAGCAGTAGTTTTTAGAAAATTACCAACAGATGATAAGTTTTGTCTTATTGTCGAGACTGAAAGATTGCCGGATAGTTACCACGACTACCTGATTCAATGCTTAAACAGCAAAGAAGCAAAAGAAACTAATGACTTCTATGAAGTATTGAATCGCAGGACTTTCCCGGATGGACTGAATTGTTTAACAGCATTGCACCAACGCGGGCACTTGAGAAAGGAACCTGTTTCAAATGTAACTATGTTACCACTCCCCGGTCAATCGGTTTCGCTTGCACTTATCAATGCAACGATTGATAACAAGCTAGAAGAATATAAGGCGGCAGAGGCAGTAAAGCCTGGAGAAGATACTCGCACACCAGAGGAACAGGCAGAAGCTGCAGGAGCAATTGCAGCAAAAATGCAAGATCCGGCTACCATGGCAAAGGGACTTATTTTGCAAGCAGAATTGCTTGAACAAGATGCCCTGACTAAGAGAGAAGAAGCATATGCGTTAGCTCCGGAACTGAAGCCAGGGCGAGGACGGCCAGCTACACCGGAAGAGCTTAAAGAGAAGAAGGCTGAGGAACGAAAGGAAAAGCGTCGAGAACGTGATCGGGCAAATGCTGCCGAGAAACGTGCTGCAGAAAAGAAGGCAGCGTTAGATGACAAAGTTAATAAAAAGATTATCAGAGATGCAGCAGCTAAAGCAAATAAGGCGTAATATTAAAGCAGTCGGTTACACCCGGCTGTTTTCGTATAAATAATACATGTTCAGGAGATACATGTATGCCAGCTAAGAGAACCACAACAAGCTTCAATATTGATAAAGCTATAAGCAGAATATCAAGGCCATCAGTCTTTGACAGAATTGTTAAAGAGATTATTGCCAAGGAAATCCCATCCAAATATATTGAACAGATATTAGTTCAATATTATGACGGAAATGTTATTGAATTAAAAGGTAACGAAATTACGCATCCTATTCCTATGAACAGGGGCGCCCGCTGGGATCAGATGGAAGCATCGTTTAAGAAAATGAGGGATATCAAAGTCTTTATTTCAACTGACGTATTAGAGAAAGATATTAATCTTCTTGTAGAAAACTTACTTGGCGATTATTGCTGATTAAACTTCCATTTTAACCATTCAAAATCATTAATCAACTTCAAGTTATCCGGTTGATTAATGTTTTCTTTTCCAAATTTAGCACCCTGGGCAGCGCCAGCAACTGCAAAATCCCCAAATTGTCCATTACCAATATTACACCAACTCCGTAATCTTTCTTCAGTTTCTATATCGAGTTGATTATTGATAGACTTGGACGAAAGTTTCACGCATTCTCGGAATCCGCTTTTCCACGAGGAAAATGGATCTGTGTTGAATTTAGTAATATTACTAATCGTTGGAATAACATTTATATTTTTAGTGACCGATGTTGTGAAATCTATAGCAGACCCTGTGTAGTTCAATACTGAATAAGTAGGGAATAATTTTACGCCGCCATATCCATATTCCAATCCGTTTACTGGATTTTTAGAATACCATACTGTAGCTAACATCGAAGTATAATCGTCGGGTGCAAAATCGAAATTAAAGTCTTTAACAATTTCAGCATCAGCATCGACGACATAAAACATATCTGTGTTTACTATTTTGGCAGCTTCGAGGTGAGCCTGGCATATTCCTGTTACGCCCGTCATTCTTTTTGCTCTGCTAAATCTCTTTGATAATAGTTTGAAGTTTGCCTCGGCATTATCTTCGCCGTAGCTTAAGAAGACAATATCGAAGACGATGTCGCATCGTCTTCGATCATTGATATTTTTAATTTCTGTTTTCCCATTTAATAAGGCTCTGTCTGTATATCTTTCCGGATTGTGTAATACAGACTTTTTATTGAATAAACGGACATTAGTGTTATTATTCCAGATATGCATATAATGGCTATCCCACTTTTCCGGTCTATATGAAAAATCGAAATCCAAAAATCGATATGCAGAATTTGGTATTATAACATAGAAATAATCAACTAAGCAATTTTTAGCCATGCCTATAAGTATCTCTGATGTTAATTCTGTGGATCTGTATATCTTGTTAATAAATATATCATTACTGATACTGGTGACAAGATCCTCATTTCCAGAATTCGATAGAATGTATACGTCTTGGCTCATAGTTATATAGTATGTTATTTATCAATGCCACTTGACAACATACATAAAAATTAGTACAATATCTAATATAGATAGAAAACGGGAATTGTATAAAGGTTTCATTAAATGAATAAAAAAATATTACATGTTGTTGCATTTATTGTCGCAGTGATTTTATCATCTATGGGACTGAATTGGGCACTCGATCATGGACTCGGGTACGACGAAAATGTCGGAGATGTAACGACGAGCACTGGGGATAATTCAGTTAGAATTGATATCATATTGGGAAATAATAACGATTGCTAGGGCATTTTTAAACTATTACAAATTGAAAATATTAGAATTGAAGATAAGATTTTTGTGCCAATTTGCAAGCAAGAGTCTACTAAACATATTATAATCAGATATATAGAGGTTCGGGAATCTTGAAAGAATTTGTCTTAGTTGAATTTTTAGCTTACGGTATCAGCCACGAACAATTACTTAAGTCGAAGCTTGACAGGTTGGGTGCAGATTTTGAAACTTTGAAAGAACATGCCGAATGGGAAGATGAGGAATCTACTGCCGAGACATGGCTGCGTATCACTGGCAAGATAAATTCCGAAGTAGCATCATTGATAAAATTGCAAGATAAATTCCTGTCTGACAGAATGCGTGTATCCTGCATACCAGAGGACATGAAAGACAAATACAGAAGATGAAGTATTTTAAGATGCTTCCACATCTAAGTGAACTGCCTGTGGACTAAAGATCCGCAGGCTTCCTGTTTCAATGATACCTCTTGTGACTCAGAATATTCTAAATCAGTTCGAGTGCTTGTATCTCCACAGGCGTTGATTCGGGCCGTTCCGGCCCTATTTAGCTTTACTTTCGTCGCAAGTATTCCCCAAAAGGCAATATTCATTGCGGCATTAATATCCCTATCTTTGGCTATCAGATAGTCGGCACAGGCAAGGTTTTCGCTTACATCCATACGACTGAAGATCGTATGGGTTTACGCTCGATGATAAATAGTTGATGACAGTCATAGCCTCATTAAAAACTCTTCCAGGATCGCCTTTTAACGGATCTGAGTATGTAGGAATAGCAATCACGAGCAGTGTACCAACCTTTATCAGAGTTACCGGTGCCGATCTGGATGATATCGAATCAGTTAATTGGTATCCTGTAAATCCTGGCAGCCTAAAATTTACCATGAGAGGAATGCTTCTTATAGATAATACTTTGGGTACGTTTATGGTAGCTGTAGACGATAATTACTTGGATACAACCGACAGAGGTGGATATATTAGTTTCAGGTTAACAGATGGAACGACATTGAATTATCCAGTTAAAACCTTTGGCAGAGTATCACTTACCCCGTTATGGACATCGCCCGAGCAAGGCTTAATAACCGGTTAACTTATGTTGACTCTTTAGTCAACAGATTGTAAAATATACTTCAGAATAATCAAAGCGGAGGCTCAGGGCGTCTACAAGTCGTATTTTGCGCTAGATGTTGATGCAGAATATTACACTATATTAAAACTTAAATACGGAGACAATGTCTGGCCCAGGTAGTCCAATTGACTATGCAACACATCCTTGTTATACTTAATATATGATTACAATAGTATACACTGTCGAAGATTCCACTCGTAGTGACGAAGAAAAATGGCTCCGTGAGCAGAGAATCTTCCCTGCTATTACACCAGCGTATGATTGGGCTACTGGTAAAAATAAAACAAGATTTGGTGTCATCGTAAGCAAGGAACAGGCATTAGCTGTCAAATTAAGACATAAACTGGAGCTTCAGGCTGATTATAAACAAAGATGAAGATTCTGTCGATTACAGTTGATTCAAGAGAAATAGATATCCATGTCGAATGGGTGAAAGAACAAGGGTTTAAATTGTTTGGCGTATTAGATGTGGATGAAATAATCACAGGCATGGGATTGCAGACCACAAAGGCAGAGATACTATTTTGGGTTATGGAAGAATCCGATCTAACAGCGTTAAAACTTAAATATCCTAGTGGAACATTTAAGGAATTGCGGTGGACTTGAATAGATATTTCATTCAAGTCCATAGATGCGATAAAACTCTCGCAGAAGACTTTTTTAATAATAACAATATAATATACCTAGTGTCTGGATTTTACTGGTCACCAAATATCCTCTATAATGTTAATATGGATAAGGATACAGAACTTTTCATGCGATTGTCGCTTAATACAGCACACATCATAAATCACGGAAAATCGAAAATATATAGTTAGAAGGAAACACATGATTCAATATACAATTACATTCGGCCCAGATCAGGAACACCGCTTCAATGATGCTCTAAGTAGACTGGATCCAGAAGAATACAAAATAGTGGAACCAATTACTCTGGTTAAACCGGAAGAACCTCGATACTCAGAGAGGACAACCATCATGGAAATGGATCCAGAAGCTTGCCTTACGTTCCGTCTTGGTATGAATGGTGTAAAAATTCGCAGAGCCCGTAATGAGGAAGAATTGGCAGAAGAAAAGGCACTTAACGATAAGAACACTGTTAAGATCACCATCCAGGTGCCACCGGAGAATATGCCGCCGACTCCATAATGAGATACCATTTCGTTCTAAGACAGCCTTTCTATCATAAATCTAAAGATATGAGTGAGTATTTATCCCCGAGCGTAAAACCATACGATCTTCAGTCGTGTGGTAGTTCACTAGATATTGGTGTTCCGTTTCGTCTACTTGATCCTGATTTCCAGGGGCCGATAGTGGAATCGATGGCTATAGAAGATATTTTTTAGCCACACATATACTATTTTAGTCGAAGAGGATTTCATAACCTATGTTAAGTTAACCTTCGGTGATGAAATTAGATTCTCTGAATGCGGCAGGACGTTGAGAATAAACAATTGGGTGAGAAGAAAAATTAAGACATGATGTCTATTATTGGTAAATAGTATTATGAGAACATTCCTAATTTTGGTAGCTCTGCTGTTTACAAGCATATGCTCGGCAGATATCCACAGTCTCAGAGACGAAGAGCCTCGTTGGCAACCCATTATTGCATATAAGATAGCCGGGGGTGCGAAAGCATATATAAACAAAAACAATTTAAAAGTCGCTACATCTCGTGGTGGGGTGTTATTAACATCAGGCGAAATATTAGTCTCCTTCCCCGGAAATCATTTTATGAATATAAGGGGTACGAAAGTAAATATCAAAAGCATATCCAGATTCTATCTTATTAGTTGTGAAACTGGAATTGCATCTTCTATTGCTGATTTTTATTATACAGTATTGTTACCGAAAAATTCCGACGAACCTGCAAAGTCTGTCATGCATCCAGATCCCAAAAACAACATGACAAATATCAATAAGGGCACGCCAGTCTATTCTGCCCTTTGTCCAATATATGTCTAATTTTCCATCTCAGATTTCCAAACCTGACTTGGTATCCTAGATAAGGATCTTGCGTAGGAATCTTGCACGAAAATCCTGCGTATAGTCAAGAATATACATGCACATGAGAGAACCACAAATGAGTGAAAAATACGAAGAGCTTATAAGAAAATATCCCGACTTATTCCAACAGTCGGCATTTGACGAATTCAATGTAGGGGAAGGCTGGTTTAATATTATTGATATCCTTTGCGGATTATTGTGTAAAGACGTATTGTCTGTTAGAGCAAGGATAGACTATAATAAAGGTAAAGGAAAAGATATAGATCTTCTAGAACTAGAACTAGTCCAAGCAATGGAAAAATTACCAATCATCACCGATATAAAGGAAAAATATGGCGGCCTAAGATTTTACTTAGAAAACGATACTGAGGACCAGGACAAATACGTAGAATTTGCCGAAGCAATGGCTTCTAAGATATGCAATGTATGTGGAAACCCCGGTGAACGCAAGATAGGACAAACTCTCTGTGATGTCCACTACAAAGATTTAAATACACTGAATACCATTTCTAGCATATTTGGAGATTAACATTTCGTTGCATCTGTAACAGTTATCTTCCTGCGTAATCATTGTTGCGTTTGAGCCACGGGTCAATTGGCTCGGTGATATCCTGCCAAAACCAATTGACTCCACTGCGAGCCTTTAGTAAAATACATATATGAAACCTACAATGTCTATGTACTTTACAGCCGAGGATTGGGCTGCTGCCAATGCAAAATGGGAGGCTGAGCAGATTGCTGCCAACAATAATTTGTCGGATTACGAGGATTCCGACTATTACGATGATCTTGGAAACTCGGTGCCATGGGGCCTATACGATGCTGGTGGTCATATTTTTCCAGACCGCTTGGCAGATTTCATAGACTACAAGAAACAAAAGGACTTCGAATGAAGAAAGAACTTAAAACACACGGCGAAGTTGTCGCACTCGTCGATTCCTTAGAGAATAAGGATCTTGTTATCGACGCTGTCAAGATGCCTGACGGCACATACGTCGTACAGTGGATGCCTGTAAAGCACTATATATCATTAGATGGAAAGAAATATCCCGACGAAGTGTGGATTACCAAGGACAACGAGATGCTAAATGTTCAGGACATAGAACTTGAACATCTTCGTAACATCTTGAGAATGACCATTCGCAAGAATCGAGAGACCCTCGAGATGTTCTATCAATTAAAGGAAGCTATACTCTCCGGAGACGGAGAGTCTTGGTCATCCGAAGACCCCGAACATAGCTGGGGAAATCAGGATGCGAATCCAACCTTACATTAAGTTAACTCTGTCGTAATTTTCAACTATAATAAACAAAAGGAGCTAAAATTGGTCACACTGCCTAAGGATTTTGTTGCGACAAGACATCCGGGGTATTTCTGGAATCTGAAAGAGCAACATCTCTACACAATGAAAGTTACGGGTGTGTTGCGACGAATGAAAATGCAAAATCCAAATCAATGGAATCATATGCAATCGTGTTACCATATCTCAGTGAACGGTCAGCATCGATCACTATATCAAAACAGCTTAGTGAAGCTCGTGGCGAAGAATTCTGTTATACCTACTCAACAACTGGAACTTATATGACAACTGCACTTGCAGCCAAGAACATTATCCGACGCAATAGTGACGGGAATGAATATTCCATTCCGCTACAGCATTTATCCCATTTCCAACAGTTGGACGAAGCTGTGCAAAATGCAGAGTGGGATTCGTTGGAATGGCATGAAGCCTGTGACGAATTTAATAACCAGTTCGAAGACTTTAAGAAAGAATGAGATGATCGAACTTTTGTTTATGGTTGCATACATTGCAATAATCGTTGGGTGTTTTATGTTCATTTCTTCCAAAGTGAAGAAAGAATTAAATGTCGGCAAGTATGGACAACTACCTGTTTGGGTATCTATTTGCATTCTTATTTCAGCAATTTCGATGCCTGGTGTTTTTATTAACATTGTGTCGGGCATGGCGTGGTTAGTATCAATATTGATTGGAGCAATGTCGTGAACGGAACAAACGTGAAAGTATCGCTGATTAAAGTTGTCCAACTTCGCACCGAATATTTCGATGAAGAGTCTGGGAAAATGAAGGGATGGAATGATAAATTCCATAAGCCCGGCAATGCTGCTGCACATTGGGCAAATAGCCGAACAACAAATTGGTGGAGTATTCGTTTTAACGAAAAAGAGTTAGGGGCCGGCTACCATCGTGCTATCCAGGCAGACTATGATGAAAAGGCTCGGCGATATGAAGTTTTGGTTCGCCGTTCTTTGCCAATCTTTAAACGGATGCTGGCATAATAAATACTTGACTAGGGAATGGTAAACTGCTATAATATATACATAGCAACAAGGAGTTAAAAATGGAAAATATTAAATTCGTCCTGTTCGAATGGGTGAATCGTTTTACGGCGAATATTCGGCTGATTGTTGAGGTGGCAATTCCAATGGCTACTTCGTCACGCTTGCTTATGTAAAGAATTTGCGACTGTAACTCAGCTGGATAGAGTAATCGGCTTCTACCCGATCTGCCGGGGGTTCGAGTCCCTCCAGTCGCACCAAATATTATGAATCTCGAACAACTTTCAGAAGACGATACATTTCGGGCATTGCAAACGCCGCTAACTGATGACGAAATTAAATATGGACGAAGAAAGTGGATATATTGTTTTTATCATAAAAAACCCCATCCTACAGGTTGGTGTACAGTAGCGAATAGCCATAAAGTATCTCTATTGGCAACTAATAAAGAAGATGCAATTGCTGAAAGCATAATATACAAGTTAATATCTCAATAAGGACAAAAATGCTACTCAAGAAACCATTAACAGTTAAATTCGATCCGGCGATCAAGCCCCATCGAGCCGCAGTTCAGGCTTTCCTGAAACGCAAGGCGTGGGGCGATGCGACTGTTCGTTTTTCTCACCAACCTGAATACGGCAATTCGAGCGTTGCCGAGCAAGTGCAAATTCAATTACTCGAATGGTACATGAACAAGGAAAAATTTCCAGTAGTGGAAAAGCTAGTGCCGACCAAAATCGGTGTGATCCATGCAAGTATTCATTACGCTAGTGTTTAACATATAAAGGATATATGGCCAAAAAACTTATAACAGCTCAAATTGACATGGGCGACGATTTCCATTCCCAGGTCTCCGGTAAGACAATTGAAGAAGTGCTTGAAAAGATAAATGAGTATCATACTATGAGTAAGTTCCATAAAGAGCATTACACTAAAAAGGGTACTCTCTTGAAGCATATAAAAACTGGATGGTTTACAAAGGAATCCTGCAAAGAAATTGCATAATGGAAAAACATCTCAAACCAGTTGCGCGAGCCATGCTGCAAGCACGATTGGACGGTCAAATGGCAAGACCAGAGCAGGGTGTAGCCATTATGGGTAAGTATGCCCCGAAGGGTGGATATACTGTAGCAGACATGAAGGCATTGGGTACATTTTCGCAGGATCTTCGCGAAGCAACAGTGGCTTCGAGTGCAAAACTTGTCGCAGACAAGTATAATTTAGACATTGTGTATTGACAGGTAAGCGTGGGATGGTAGCTTAGATGGCCTAAAGCCTTCGACTCATAATCGAAATATCGTCGGTTCGACTCCGACCCATCCCACCAATATAGAAAGAAATTATGCGTCAAGAAAACTATACTGCATTTATCGATGGAAAATTGACTCCCGTCCATGCTATGGAAGATATGATTACTTCTGTTGGCAGCGGATTATATGCTTACATGGTAATGCTACGTATTTCTGGCAGAGAAAGCGAAGCTACATTCTTCGAGGATATTCGAAATCGAATTTTTGCAATTCGAAGTAAGATATACACCTCCACCGAAGAAACGCTCAAGAGCATATCTGAGGAAATGAGAATCATCTATGCAGAATTGTCTGTTGCAGAAACGTTTATCAGGATTCATAAACCTGAAGAGGCGACTATTCTTCAATCTCCGGTTAATGAAGCATGTGGATTGATTTGGCGTATTAAGGAATTTAAGAAATAAAGAATGCTAACCACAAGGTAGTGGAGCCAAACATCAAGGGATGCTGTAAACTTCTTTATAAAAGGTGCTACTCAGGTACTGGAGTAGAATTATGTACAGTGATGAGGACTCAACCATGGGATGAGATCTATGGTTTCCAAGATTTCACAAGACCTCTTTTTCGTGACTCTAACTAGTGGTGCCCTGGTCGGGTACAGATAGTGTGATTATGTAACAAGGGAATATCGGCCGGGGTTGACCATCCATAGCCTACACACTATTGTGACCAATAATCAGTAACTATCACCTATAAGGTGTCTGGTGCGTAGCCGAATACAGGTAATGGTGGTATACATCAGTCATCGAGACTACCACGCGATTACCAACTTTTGTAATATTGGAACAATGCACAAGGTGTAATTTGTAGGCCATGCGATATTGGTGTCCGACATGCCAAGACTTAGGTTTCAATATCTACAATTGTCCTATTGACTTAATTCCTGTCTAATATATAATAGGATGTATGAAATATGCAATTCCTATTATTCTATTCCTCGCCCCAGTAATGATTATTCCTAGCATGAAGGTTGATCACCTATTCAACACACTCACACATCATAAGGTTAAGTATGCTGGCAGAGGACATGTAAATCCTGCAGTCGTCGCCGAGATGTCTGAACTGAAATGTTTAGCAACAATGATCTACGGTGAAGCCCGCGGGGAGTCTCGCACGGGCATGGTTGCAGTAGCATACTCGGCAGTGAATCGAGCAGTTAAAAAGACTGTTTGCGACGTGGTTTTAGCCCCAAAACAATACAGCATCTTTAACAATAACCCCGCATTGCGGGAGGTGGCACTGACCTTGCATATAGCCCCGCGGCAGAAAAATTCCATAGATGAGAAGAGTTGGGATGAGGCTATGGCAGTGGCAAAGAAAGTCCTTACTGGCAAAATCAAAGATCCAACTAACGGTGCAACTCACTATCTCGCACCAGATTTGATGAAAATAAAGAAATACAAATATCCCAGATGGTCGAGGCAATTCGAGCTTGTGGCAGTAATAGATAATCATAAATTCTATAAGGATGTAAAATGAGAGAAGTTTTATTTTGGCTACATGATGCCAATGACCCAGAATACAAGCGAGAGAAATTCTTCATTCTTCAAGAGAAGCAAAGAGGCACACCTGGTTGGGCAGAAGAGGCTACGTCCATTAGTCACTTCTTCCCCAGAGAACTCGGTCGCGCCTTCCCCGATGTGAGCTCGGGCTTTGATTGGGGCTCGTATGCCAAGTCACTAAAATATTGCACAGCCGAGTGGCATGGCCGAAGTATCGACCGTGTTCTAGATAGCTTGGAAATTGATCGAAAAGCCGTCCCAACCTTCACATCCGTTTGGGATGTCTATAAGGCAATAGGGTACGATTACAAGAAGAAGCGTTACATTTAACCTATTGACGTTGTGACTGTTATATTGTAAAATACATATGTGATGTATACAACATTCGACATACAAACAAGTTCGCTATTTTAACTTCAACAAAGGAATTTTATGATTAAAGAAACTATGTTCATGCATTATCGTCCAGTGAATTCAAACGGGCTTGTTTCAGATCCGCGGGGTGGTGCCACTGTTGCAATTAGCATTGTTGCTGGTACATCGGCAAAGGTTGCTATTGCTTGGTGCAGCCCGGTCGATGTATTTGACAGGCGGCTCGGGCGCACTATTGCAAGCGGCCGCCTGTATTCTGACCGACCGGGCTGTGCCGAACATATTGCCCTTAGCCAGGATGACCCTGCGAAGGCACAGGTTGCACATTATCTTCAGGAGTCAATGGACGCAATGGGATACGCATAACTGTGATTCGATAGATGGGTAATGCAATCTGATCACCGTATTGAATTATAAATCAAATGACTGAAGATCAAACATTCGATGCGATGAAATATCGTATTGTCAGAAATGACCATAGTGTCATCTATTACGATTCGGATGGAGAGCTACACCGAGATAACGATAAACCTGCAGTCATTAATGCAAATGGATATCAATCTTGGTGGGTGAATGGAGAGCTACACCGAGATAACGATAAACCTGCTGCCATTCATGCAGACGGAAGTCAATCTTGGTATGTAAATGGAAGGCTACACCGAGATAACGATAAACCTGCAGTCATTAATGCAGACGGAAGTCAATCTTGGTGGGTGGATGGAGAGCTACACCGAGATAACGATAAACCTGCTGTCATTGATGCAGATGGATATCAATATTGGTATGTAAATGGAAAGCTACACCGAGATAACGATAAACCTGCTGTCATTGATGCAGATGGATATCAATATTGGTGGGTGAATGGAAAATTTATTAAATGACTGAAGATCAAACATTCGATGCGATGAAATATCGTATTGTCAGAACTGACCATAGTGTCATCTATTACAATTCGGATGGAGAGATACACAGAGATAACAATCAACCTGCTGTCATTCTTGCAAATGGATATCAAGCGTGGTGGGTGAATGGAAGGCTACACCGAGATAACGATAAACCTGCTGTCATTCTTGCAAATGGATATCAAGCGTGGTGGGTGAATGGAAAATTTATTAAATGACTGGAGACTATTAAATGACTGTTATCGACAGAACATGGTATCCTATTCCACAAGGACACGCTACACAGAGATAACAATCAACCTGCTGTCATTCATGCAGACGGAAGTCAAGATTGGTGTGTGAATGGAAGGCTACACAGAGATAACAATCAACCTGCTGTCAT